GACCGTTGCCGCAAAGAGACTTGTCAGGACTAGGTCCTGACTCCTTGGTTAACTCCCCACCGTGCCGCGAGAGCGGACACAGTCCCGAGGCCCTAAAGGCCTACGGGGCCCAACCCGAGTTTGATGTCGACGACTCGGGGGCGTCCAGAACGGCGTAAGTGATCCGAGGATGTGGCAGTAACAGCACCCTCGGGTCTTGCCTCAAGAAGCGCAAGACACTTACGCAAGGCCGGCCAGTCCGTAATCTCGTTCTTCGGGATCACGGGCCGGATCATCCAACCCTTAACCATAGGGATTGAATGCCTTAGCTGCGAATCAGGATATACAGACTCGTAGCTATGCCGACCAAGTACAGGAGATCGTTCTTCCACGACCGGAAAATGCCCGAGAATTCGGAACATTCTACGGTCAAGAAGATCGACCGCATGCTCAAGACCAACGCGAAAGAGTTGGTTCCGGAGCGAAACAGTCGAAATGATCTCCTGAACGTCCTTCCGTGACGAGGGAAGAAGACGACGAACACGGACCACTGAAACGTCCGTTCCGTCATACCACTCCCTCCCGCAAGACTCCCGGAATTTACCATTCCAGAAAGACTTGCGCGTGTTAACCTTGAGACCGAAGTACTCAAGGCTAGCAATCACGGAGCGCACGTGGTCTGAGGGGACGATAATATCGTCCCCAAAGACACGCACCCTTCCAAGAAAGGAGTTAATCTCCCTCTTGGAAATAGGGTGTCCTAAGTCCTGCTCAATGCCAACGAAGATCGCAGTGAGAAAAACTGCGGCCTCCATTGGAAAGCACAGGGCTGAACCCATAGAAGCAAACTTAGCGAGAGACATAACGTCCCCGCTAGGTAGCCGAGCGCGCGTACTTCTGCAAGCGAACACCGCATCATGGAAGAAGCGATGGTCGCAAAGCAGCTGCGAAACGCACTCGGATGAGACTCTATCGGAAGCTTCACTCAAGTCGAGTGTAGCAAGACCCTCACCGAGGGACCCTTGACGCGCAAGGAGTTGGTTAGGCTCCTGGTCGTCAAAGCCGATAAAGCCCTTGACAGTAGAAACGTCAACGGCTTCAAGGAACGAGCGGAGAATCGCCTGCTGCGCATACTGCATAGCAGTCGGTTCAACCGCAATGATCCGAGGAGTCTTCATCGTCTTAGGAACGGAGATAACCTTAACGGGTATCTCCGCACCGGGTTCGAGGAAGTTCACCTCACCAAGCTGTTCCCAATAGGACCAGTTTGGCAAAACCATCTCCCCATAAGGGAAGAATGGTTCGAGGCGGATAGGCCAACTAACTTGGTGATACTTTTGATTGCCAACGAGGCGATCAGCAGTAGCACCAGGGCCATGCTTCGGTATAAGCCTCCCGTAGTAGACATCGCTGTCTACAGACGAGAAGACCGAGCCGAAGAGTAGCGTGCGAATACGACGAAATGCAGAAAAATCTGCAGCGCCTAATCGCTCGCCAACTTCCTTCTCACACTCAACAAACTCAGAGAAAGCAGCATCTATTCGATGTTGCTCACACTCCAAGAGAATCTTACCAAACAGCAGCGTTAGCTGCCGGATGGCTTGAATCGCTTGGATATCTGGGTCGTCAAGTAGGACACCCGTCCTACGGTCGAAGACGAGACAAGAGAAACCCTGCAAAAAGGCAGGGAGACTCCCTCTTTTCTTAAAAGACAGAAAAGAGGCGTTGTCCACATACCCGAGCTCAAGACATCTTTCGAAGTCTTTCGCAAAGGTAGGCAGGGTTATCGTCAAAAACGATAAACCCTCATACTTCGACCGATCCTCGACCGTTTTAAGGTCGTGGTGGGCGCTAGTGCAACATCGCATCGCAAGAGTTGCAGCGATGCTTTTCCAGAGCACAATTAGGCTTTTCACCTAACCTCCTGATAGAGGAACGGGTCCTAAGCCGATGTGCACGTCCTAATCAGAACGCGTTGGACTGATCAGGAAAGGTAAGGGCTAGCTTTCGCCGCCCAAAACCTTCTTGATCAGCGCGTCGGTCGAGGCACTCCAAGTGGTCTTGAGACCATTGAAGAGGGCCAACTGATCCGTCGCGTTGAACAAGCCCGCGTTCGGGAGGTCGAACACCACGTAGCAAGAGATGCTACGAGGTGCCGTCGTACCCGACACGAGCGTGCTCCCCGCGTTGTCGCTGTAATCACAGCGAAGGACCCTGCGGATCCTGCGCCCATATTGATGGGACGCAGTAACACGCAGTAGACTCCCAGCATTCACGGAGAGAGGTCCGGCCTGGTACACGGAGGTCGTTCCCTGTTGAGAAACACGGGGAAGCGACACCGCGCCAGCGTCGAACGACGCTCCGGGAGTGAGGGAGATGGGATCTGTGAACATCGACGTGCTCCTTTACGTTGGTGGGCAGATTACCTACCGCACAGCTCTGGTTATTCCCAAAGCTGCAGCTATGGCCTGCTGGGTGGTCGAGAGTCCATCCCAGCTGATGCCAAACCCAAAGGGATTCGCCTTGATCCTTTTCTTGACTGTAGTTCTTACAGTCACAGGAGCAACGGCGGGGTAAGGTGGTTTAAAAGCCACCTGATGTGTCGCATCGGGTAGATGCGTCATCGCCCCTGCAGTATAGGTGTCTGTGACGGTTGTAGTTTCCATCACGTACCCATACCGCAGAATCGTGCCGTAACTGATAAGCGACTGCACGTTCTTAACAAAAGAACCCGCATTCGAGAACCAGTCAAC